GCAGATTTTAGGGAAGCAAACAGATTATTCTTTATATTCTGGGAAGCTTGTAAAGCAGATAAACGTTGCTACGGAATGTGCTACCTCAAAAACAGACGGTCTGGTTTTTCATTCATGGCATCAGGCGAAACTGTCAACCTTGCCACTATCTCTAGTGATGCTAGATACGGTGTCTTATCAAAGTCAGGGGCTGATGCGAAAAAAATGTTTACCGATAAAATCGTACCAATTTCCGTCAACTATCCGTTTTTCTTCAAACCGATTCAAGACGGTATGGATCGACCAAAAACAGAACTTGCTTACAGGGTTCCAGCCAGTAGGTTTACAAGACGTAAACTAGATAGTAACGAACAACTTGAAGAATTAGAAGGTTTAGATACAACTATTGACTGGAAAAATACAGGAGACAACAGTTATGATGGTGAAAAATTAAAACTACTTGTACATGATGAATCTGGTAAGTGGGAAAAACCTGACAACATATTAAACAACTGGAGGGTTACAAAAACTTGTTTACGATTAGGTTCTAGAATTATAGGTAAATGTATGATGGGCTCAACGTCAAATGCTTTAGATAAAGGCGGTAGAAACTATAAAAAATTATATGATGATTCAGACGTTACCAGAAGAAACCGCAATGGGCAGACTAGCTCGGGATTATATAGCTTGTTTATACCTATGGAATGGAATTACGAAGGATACATTGATTCTTATGGGTTACCTGTCTTCGAAACACCGCAAAAACCTAAAAAAGGACCAGATGGTTTTCCCATTGAAATCGGTGTTATCGAACACTGGGAAAATGAAGTAGATGGCCTTAAGAATGATCCTGATGCACTTAATGAATTATATAGACAGTTTCCACGTACAGAAAAACATGCTTTTAGAGATGAGACAAAACAATCTTTATTTAATTTAACAAAAATCTACGAACAAATAGATTATAATGAAGATTTAAAAAATTCTAATGTTGTTACACAAGGTAATTTTATGTGGGAAGGTGGGATTAGAGATACAAGCGTTCAGTTTGTTCCTAGCAAACAAGGTAGATTTTTAGTTTCTTGGGTACCAGATGTTCAACAACAAAATAGATTTATTGTTAAAAATGGTATGAAATATCCTGCTAATGAACACATGGGAGCGTTTGGATGTGACTCATATGATATATCAGGAACAGTAGATGGTAGAGGATCAAAAGGTGCATTACATGGTTTAACTAAGTTTACTATGGACACTTGTCCACCTAACTTATTTTTTTTAGAATATATAGCTAGACCACAAACAGCTGAAACATTTTTTGAAGATGTACTTATGGCATTACATTTTTATGGTATGCCTATACTTGCTGAAAATAATAAACCTAGATTATTATATCATTTAAAAAGAAGAGGTTATAGAGGTTACTCTATGAACAGACCAGATAAAACAATGTATAAATTATCTGTAACTGAAAAAGAAATAGGTGGTATACCTAATTCAAGTGAAGATGTTAAGCAGGCTCACGCTGCGGCTATTGAATCTTATATTGAAATGTTTGTTGGTTATAATAACGAACAATATGGAACAATGTATTTTCAAAGAACATTAGAAGACTGGGCTGCATTTGATATAAACAAAAGAACAAAACATGATGCATCTATAAGCTCTGGTTTAGCTATTATGGCTTGCAACAAAAATAAATATAGACCTGTGCCTGAAATTATAAAAGAAAAAGTAAGTTTAAATTTTTCTAAATATGACAACAAAGGTTATAAATCAAAAATAATTAATTAGATGATTAATACGAGTACTAATAGTTCCTTTCCTAGTCAGGTGGTACCTGTCGCAGAAAAGCTTAGTTGGGAATATGGTCTGCAAGTAGGGCAAGCCATTGAATATGAATGGTTTAGAGGTGGAAGAGTTAACGGAACAAGATGGCAAAAAGGTTTTCAAAACTTTAATAGATTAAGATTATACGCTAGAGGTGAACAGCCCGTACAAAAATATAAAGATGAGTTATCAATAAATGGTGATTTATCTTATTTAAATTTAGACTGGAAGCCAGTACCTATTATACCAAAATTTGTAGATATAGTTGTAAATGGTATATCATCAAAAAATTATGATATAAAAGCTTATGCTCAAGACCCGTTTTCACAAAAACAAAGAACTAATTATGCTTCGTCTATATTAAGAGATATGTTATCAAAGCCTCTGCTTGATAATATAAAACAAAACTTAGGTGTAGATGTTTATAATGTAGTTGATCCTGCTAATTTACCACAGTCAAAAGAAGAACTTGAGGTACATATGCAATTAAACTATAAACAATCTGTAGAAATTGCTGAAGAAGAAGTTATTAATAATGTTTTAGATTTTAATAAATATCCATTAATCAATAAAAGAGTTACCGAAGATATAGTTACTATTGGTATTGGAGCTGTAAAAACTAGTTTTAATAAAGCTGAAGGAGTAGTAATTGATTATGTTGATCCAGCTAATTTAGTTTATTCATATACAAATGATCCTAATTTTCAAGATCTTTACTATGTAGGTGAAATAAAATCTATTACAATACCTGAGTTGAAAAAAGAATTTCCTAGTTTAACTAACGAGGAACTTAAAAAAATACAAAAATATCCTGGTAGAGAGGCTTATATGAGATCTCCTAATTCAGACAATGATTTAGTTCAGGTTATTTATTTTGAATATAAATCTTATATAGATCAAGTATTTAAAGTTAAGAATACAGATAATGGTTTAGAAAAAGTATTAGAAAAACCAGACACATTTAATCCACCTGAAAACGATAATTTTGAAAGAGTTTCAAGAACAATAGAAGTATTGTTTACAGGAGCCAAAGTTATGGGTGTTGAGCAGATGTTAAGATGGGAAATGTCAGAGAATATGACAAGACCTAAAAGTGATTTAACTAAGGTAAATATGAATTACAACATTGTTGCGCCTCATATGTATCAAGGTCGTATAGATTCACTTGTAGGGCGTATAACTGGTTTTGCTGATATGATACAGCTTACATCACTTAAACTACAACAAGTGATTGCTAGAATGGTTCCAGATGGTGTATTTGTAGATGTAGATGGTTTAGCAGAAGTTGATTTAGGTAATGGTACTAATTATAATCCGCAGGAAGCATTAAATATGTATTTCCAAACTGGTAGTATAGTTGGTAGATCATTAACGCAAGATGGTGATCCTAATAGAGGCAAGGTACCTATTCAAGAATTACAAACATCTAGCGCTAATGGAAAAATAGCATCTTTAATTAATACTTATCAATATTATTTACAGATGATAAGAGACGTAACAGGTCTTAATGAAGCGCGAGACGGCAGTTTACCAGACAAAGACGCATTAGTCGGATTGCAAAAAATGGCTGCCAACGCTTCAAACATAGCTACTAAACATATTTTAAATGCTAGTTTGTATTTAACATTAAGAACATGTGAGAATATATCTCTTAGAATAGCTGATATGCTTGATTTTGATTTAACTAATAATGCTTTAAAAGCTAGTATAGGTAAATTTAATGTAGCAACATTACATGAAATAGATGATTTACATCTTTATGATTTTGGTATATATTTAGATTTAGAACCAGAAGAAGAAGAAAAAGCTATGCTTGAACAAAATATTCAAATGGCTTTACAGCAAAATCAAATATATCTTGAAGATGCTATTGATATTAGAGAAATAAGAAATTTAACATTAGCTAATCAAGTGTTAAAATATAAAAGAGTTAAAAAGCAAGAAGCTGATCAGCAGGCTCAGATGGCTAATATACAAGCACAAGCTGACTCAAACGCTGAAGCGTCTGAAAGAGCTTCTATGCAAGAAGTACAGAAAGGTGAAGCTTTAGCACAAACTCAAACACAAATAGAACAAGCAAAATCGCAGTTTGAAATTCAAAGAATGCAAACTGAAAACCAACTTAAGTTGCAATTAATGGCTCAAGAATTTGAGTATGATATGAAGCTTAAACAAATGGATGTAGATGCTACTACAAAAAAAGAAGCTCAAATAGAAGATCGTAAAGATAAACGAACTAAAATACAAGCTACACAACAGTCTCAAATGATTAGTCAAAGACAGAATGATTCTGAACCTACTGATTTTGAAACTGAAAACTCAATGGAACTACCTATATTATCGTAGTTTTTTATTAATTTTTATATTATTTTATTATGTCACAAACACAAGAAAAAGCTGGAAAGCTTAAGGTAAAAGCAAAAATACTTAAACCTAAAAATTTATCAAGTAACGATAAACCTATAAAAATAGATTTATCAAAACCTAAATTAGAAGAACAAGATGCCATTCAAACACAAGAGACAAATGATAGCGATGTTGTTGTCGAAAAGCAAGAAAACAGTGTCGACAGCAAAGAAGTGGCTCAAGAAGTACGGCCCACCGAAGAAATAAAACCAGTTATTGAAGAAATAATTGAAGAAAAATCTGAAGAAGAGGTTGTAAACATAGGTGAAGAAATGGTACAAACATCAGAAAAGCCAGTGGCTAAAGTATCTGATGAACTACCTAAACAAGATATTAATCTACCTGAAAACATTGAAAAAGTCATAGACTTTATGAAAGAAACAGGTGGAACATTAGAAGATTACGTAAGATTAAACGCTGATTATTCTAATGTAGACAATGATACTTTATTAAGAGAGTATTATAAACAGACTAAATCTCACTTAGATTCAGAAGAAATTAATTTCCTTATGGAAGATAATTTTAAATATGATGAA